GCCGCTGGATATATAGATGATGAGGACGGTACAACCTTAGTGCATTTTGTGCGTTGCAATCCAGATAGAAAGAATGTTTACGCTCTATCGTCACGGCCCGTAATGCACTGAGTAGCCCGTTAGGATACCTACGTTGAGGATGCAGAAGGATACCCAGAGTACAAATGCAACTTTAATAAAGGACTCTTGAAATGGCTAATACAATAGACACAGCCTTCGTCAAGCAGTTTGAATCCGATGTGCATCTGGCATACCAGCGCATGGGTTCTAAGCTGCGGAACACTGTTCGTACCGCAAACGCTACTGCGTCTGTAGTTCGTTTTCAAAAGATTGGTTCTGGCGTTGCCACTACTAAATCACGCAATGGTAATGTCACTCCTATGGAACTGGCGCACACAACCGTTGAAGCAACCATGACTGACTTCTATGCTCCTGAGTATATTGACAAGCTAGACGAGCTGAAGACTAACATTAACGAGCGTCAAGCTGTTGCTCAATCTGCTGCTGCTGCTCTTGGTCGTAAGACTGACGAGCTAATCTATGCAGCTTTGGATGCAGCTGGCGGTACGGCGATTCACGATACCAGCTCGGCTCTTGAAATTGCTGACATTCTATCTCTGTTTGAAACTATGGGCGTTAATAACGTTCCAGAAGACGGACAGCGTTACTTGGCAATGCACCCCAAAGGTTATGCTGATATGTTTGGCATTACTCAGTTTGCTTCTGCTGACTTTGTTGGTGAGCAAAACTTGCCGTTTGCAGGTGGCATGACCATGAAAGAGTTCATGGGCTTTAAAGTATTCTCTACCTCTGCTGTAACCGCAGGTAAGAATATGGCTTATCATACTTCAGCAATTGGCCTTGGTATTAACGCAGACGTTGCTACTGAGATTAATTATATTGCTGAAAAAGCATCTCACCTCGCAAACTCCATGATGTCTATGGGCGCAGTCGGTATTGACGCCAATGGTATTTGTGAAGTTCTTGACAACAACACTTAAGAAAGGAACTTTATCATGGCTTACGCAGCAGCAGGTTTACATCGTATCGGAGGTGCTAGTGGCGCCGCCCTTTGGATGTACCGAACAACAGACGCGATTGCAGCAATCAACTCTGCGGGTTACTTTAATGATGCAGCAGCAATGCTAAACATTCGTGATCTGATTATTGTGCAGGATACAAATACACCTACAACTAACTTCGCAACTGTATTGACTAATACTGGTTCAGTAGTGGATGTGTCTGATGGCACAGCCGTTGTTGAAACAGACAGCGATTAAGGAGAGGGGGCTTCGGCCCCCTAACCACTTAGTATGGCAAGCACAGCATCCGACAGTCCGATTGACATTTGTAGCCGCGCACTAATTCTAATTGGTGCCGAACCTATTACGTCATTTGATGATGGAAACAATGAAGCACTGGTTGCTTCTAATATGTATGAGGATGTAGCCCAATCAGCTTTAGTTAACACTCGGTGGCGTTTTGCAACGGATCAACTTGTATTGAACCGACTAAGCGATGCACCTACTGGTAGATATGAAGCCGCATATCAAATGCCAAACAACTCACTTATGATTCATGCGCTTACTGTAAATGGTTTTAACATTGAGTTTCAAACCTACAGTGACAATCTATTCTGTAATTCCGATGCTTCTGATGTAGTTATTGCAGACTACACATACAGAGTTACAGAAGAATACTGGCCTTCTTACTTTACAATGGCTGTTCAGTTTCAGCTTGCGTCTGTGTTTGCTATCTCACTAGCGCGTGATGGTAGCCTTTCTCAGCTTATGGATCAGAAGGGCGCAATGCTTATGGCAAAGGCCAGAGGTCTTGATTCACAGTCACAAACAACTCGTAAGCTGGACACATCAAGATTTATTAGTAATAGGCGCAGCTAATGCAGAAGGTACAGGTTCCGATAACTAACTTTCAATTCGGTGAAGTTAGTCCATCGCTATCATCCCGAACCGATACCGCTGTTTATACTGCGTCTGCTCAGAGAGTTGAGAATATGTTTATTCGCTCCGAGGGTGGGGTGATTAAACGTGCTGGCTTACAGAACTTATACAAATATACCGACATAACCTACAATGCAGCCAAGACTCAGCAAGCTAGGTTAATGCCGTTTATCTTTTCGGATGATGAGCAATACATAGTTTCTATGGAGAACGCCAAGATTAGGGTGTTTATTATCAACCCGTCTACTGGCGCAGTTACTTTAACGGCTACGCTTACTGCCGATGTTGATGGCGCTGCTCTGCCCTTCTCTGATGTTTTTCTGCATGAATATACTTTTGCCCAGTTAGGTGATGTACTTTTTGTGTGTCACCCTTTGTTTATGCCAAGGCAGATTGTAAGAATTAGCCTTACTGCATTCCAAGTAGAATCGTTTACGTTTGATACTAGGTCTGACAAAGAACAGATTTATCAGCCTTACTATAACTTTCATAATGCTGGTGTATCTTTAACGCCTAGCGGAACAAGTAGTAGTATTACGTTAACTATTGGTGAGTTTAGCGCAGAAGCAGATGATGATGGTATCTCTGTATCAGCGCAGGTAGCTAATGAGGCTAACCTAGTTCTTGGCGGTGCGCTGGCATCTAGTGGATCAGTTACATTTGTTTACGGTAGGCTAGTTACTATTACATCTGGCGGTAATGACAGTGGCTTTGCGTTTACTGTTACTGGTACGAATGTAGATGGTGATGCTCAGACCGAGGCTATTACTGGCGCAAATGCTGGTGTTGTTACAGGAACTAAGTTCTTTAAAACTATTACACAGATTGCCTCTGCTGGTGATCCTGCTGGCACAGTAAAGGCTGGTGTTACTGATAAGGCTGCTGTTGCTTACTTTGATACTACGGGAAGTCAAGCTAGTGGTAACTATGCTAACTCAAAGCATGTTGGAGTAACTTTACTTTATCATAAGTCAGAAATACTTATTACTTCTGTGCAGTCTGGCACTCAAGCTACTGGTACTGTGTTAGATAGTTTGTTTGTTCAGCTTAAAGCTAACGCTCTTAAAACAATTAGCGGGTCGGCAACTGTAGAAGTAACTCATGTTAATCATGGTATGAGGGTTGGGGATTCTGTCACGCTATCCGAATGTGCTGCTGTGGGTAATATTTCTACTAGCAATCTTAATGGTGCTAGAGCAATTATAGGCATTGTAGATGATAATCACTATACGTTTACTGCGGGTGGTTCTGCTAATGCTTCTATAGATGGCGGTGGTTCTCCAAAGGTAACATCTGCTGCACCTACTACAGACTGGGCAGAGCAATCATATTCTAGTCTTAGAGGCTTTCCATCTGCTATTACTTTTCATCAGAATAGACTTTGCTTTGCTGGAACTACAGCGCAGCCAGATACTATCTGGATGAGTAAGTCTGCATCATATTATAACTTTGATGTTGGTGATGCTAACGACAGTGACTCAATACACCTGACTGCAAGCATTGGTGAGGTTCAGCAGATTAGGCACTTGGTTTCTAATAGAGACTTACAGGTCTTCACTGCCTCTTCTGAAATGTATGTACCTGCGTTTCAAGACAAACCTATTACACCAACCAACGCACAGGTTAGAAGGCAAACGCCGTTTGGCAGCGACTCTATTCGCCCACAGGTTTTAGATGGCGCTACTATCTTTGTGCAGGCTGGTGGTTCTATTGTGCGTGAGTATTTGTTTACAGACTCAGAGGAGGCCTACACAGCGGTTCCTGTATCCTCTTTGTCCTCTCACCTAATAGACACACCTGTAGAGATGAACACGTTCTACGGGGCTGTAGATCGCTCCGAGAGCTATGTCTTTGTTAGAAACGCATCTGGCAAGATGGCTGTGTTTAATTCCAATAGGGCAGAGCAACGTGCTGGCTGGGCTGAGTTTACCAGCCAAGGACTGTTTCACTCTACGGTTACTATAGATGATAGAGTGTTTGCTAACGTGGCTTTCCCAATGGGGAACGATACAACGAGGTATGTACTCTGTGAGTTTAAAGCTGATTCAAACATGGACATGGATAAGACCTATACGGCAACGAGCAGTAACAATGGAATCTTCACTGTTTCAGCAGACTTTGAAAACGGTGCTGTTGTTAATGTTGTTAACGGTAATAATTATATTGGTGAGTTTACTGTCTCTGGTGGCGTTGTTAATGTCAGTGCTGTAGAGGCATTAAACACGGCAGAAATTGGCTATAAGTTTGACGTTACTCTCAAGACCAATCCGATAGATACCAACACTCAAGGTGGCCCTGTCAGTGGTAAGATTAGAAGCCTTGCTAGTGTGGTTCTTGATCTTAACTCTACGTTATCAATCAGTGTTAATGGGGCTAACTTAGTTATCCGTCAAGTTAAAGATGATATGTCTAATGAACAGGCTGCGTTTACTGGACGCAAAGAGTTTAGGTTAATGGGATATAGCCGAACACCACAGATAACTATTAGTCAGTCAGCGCCGTTACCTCTACAGGTTAATGGCTTAATAGCGGAGTTAGTGTTTTGAAGGACTTTAATACTCTTGAGAAAGAAATGCTTTCTGTAGAGCAAGTGCATTGTCCTGTCACACATCACTTTGCTCCTGATGTTTATATTCGTGAGGCTTTTATGTCAGCAGGTACAATGGTGTTAGGTCACTCTCACAAGCGAAAGCATCTAAACATTATGCTGCAAGGCGAGGCTTTGATTTATACCAACGATGTAGTTGAAAGAATTAAAGCTCCGTGTACTTTTGTATCAGACCTTGGTCGTAAGGCATTCTTTATAATTGATGATGTAATTTTGCAGAATGTGTTTGCCACAGATGAAACTGATATAGATGTGTTAGAAGATATGCTTGTAGATAAAACAGAGTTTGCTCTTGGCTATGAGCGAGAAGTTAAGCAGCTTGAAGCTAAATTTGCGGAGGCAGTAGCATGAGTTTTGTAGCGGCGGCAATCGCAGTTGGAGCTGGTTTATCTGCTTATAGCTCTATTCAAGCTGGTAAAGCTGCAAAGAAAGAAGCTCAGTTTAATGCAGCGCAGATGGAAAGAGACATGGAGTTAGGTCGTATTGAGGCAACTCAGAACGCAACGGCTATGGCTCAAGACTATGCAATGTCAGTATCAGCTAACGATGCCTTCTTTGCTTTTACTGGCAGGGATGTAACGGACAGAAGTGTACGCGCATTCATGGAACGGCAGGAAGAAATCTACAGTACAGATATTAGTAGGCTGGCGTCTGATACCAATATGAGAGCGCAGAGTGTAGCGGCTATGGCTGGGGCAGAGCGTCAACGTGGACGCAATGCTTTGACTGCTGGTTATCTTGGTGCTGCTCAGTCTATTGCTGGTGGTATTTATCAAGCTGGCACCGTTAAGGCTGGCGTTGATGTTAGCGGTGGCCCTACTACTAAGTCTGGTATGACACAACCAAAGTACACGCAGAGCAGAGCTTTAAAGCCTACAGGAAAAACGCCTAGAACTTTAACATCTACAGGTCTATCTTATAACAGAAGATACCAAGGAACTTATTAAATGGCTGTAATTCGTCAGAGACAACAGGTTTTTAGCAAACCAATCGGTGTCACTCGCATGGACACAGGCGAAGCAGACTTGTGGAGAACAGTTAAGGCTGGTGCCGATCAGTTAACTTCTGTTGCCTTTAGAGAAGGGCAGACCATTGCCGAGGAAACTGGGCGTGAAGCTGCGTTAGATTTAGATGTTAGCCAGATCAATGGGGTTAATCCAGAGACAGGAATGTCTGAGCCTTTATCTGCGCCTCAAGGCTTTGGTAGTATAGCGCGTAGAGCGTATGAAAAAGTTGTTGATGCTCGGTTTATGGACGATGCTCAAGATCGTTTAAAGCTAAAGGCAAAGGAGCTTGGGTCTAAGTACAAGAGAAACCCAGAAGAATTTTCAAAGCAGATGAGTAACTTCATTGCTGAAACCGCAGACAAAACTGCGGAAGGTAAGTACAGAAGTACAATCGTTGATTCGGGCCAGAAGTTTCTGTCTGACATGCAGATCAATCTCATTGATCAGCAAAGGTCTAGAGCCAGAGCGCGTGAGACTGACTTTGCTAACTTTAGAGCGTTTCAGTATGGTGAGCGTATTGGCGAGATTGCAGTTAGTGGTGATTTTGCTGGAGCTGCTAAAGAATATTTTAAAGGTGAAGCTGAAGCTGGTAGTATAGAAACTGCTGGCATGAACGGCAGAAAAGAAACTGAAATACACAGGCAGAATTATTCTACTTCTCTTGCTAATGGTGCTGTTGAGCATATTATAACTGGATTAAAGAATGACGTTTCGCGTAGAAGTTTCTTACTTTACTTAGAAACCAAGGGTGAACAGGGCGAACTAATTGGTTACGCTAAAGAACGTAAAGCAGATATTGATAAATACCTTATTGGTAAGCAAGCATTTTTAGACGCCAATAACATGCGCGATGTTATAGCTTACGGCACAGGATTGGGTAATGCTGCCACACAGCTAGACAATGCAAAGATTGCACAATCTCAAGCGCAAAGTGATTTGTATTGGAAAAGCGAAACTATAGCACGAGACTTATCAACTTCTGATATGCTTAATTCTATGGGTTATCGTGTA